CCGTATGCCGCCTTGTCACGAATGAAGTTGACACAGCGGCTCCGGTTCTCTTCCATGTGTTGGCGGAAGTTGTAGTAATAGATTGGGCGAGCATACTGTTCCTCTGACTCAATAGCCTGTTGTACGTGAGGAGAGATATCCGAGAAGGCACTACTCCTCTTGTGTCGAACGAAGAGTCGATAACTCTCTCCGTTCACCTTGTTCGTCGTGAGGTCATACAACTCTAGCCCCCATTGATCGAACAACTTCTGTAGTGACTTGAGAGAGAAGAACTCCAAGTGTTCATGGGCAAAGTTCCCCAAGTCCCACGTAGACAACATGTTCTTGAGACACATTAATTGAGCGATGAACACCCCATTCGGATGGAGTGTCTCGGCAATGTCAGCGATGAACTGATTCGGGTCCTCAAGGTCGTAGAACATCCCACAGGCAGTGATGATCTTGGCCTTGAATGGACCGATCCCATTCTTGAATCCAATCACATGGTTGAAGTATTTTCTCGAATCCCAGAAGTCGTTGATGAATACATCAACTCCAATCTTACCTACATGTTCGAGATTCGATGCCGGTTCCACTCCTACCTTGACGACCCCATGTCCTACGTAGTTGCGGAGTAGAGTTCCGTCATTACTCCCAATGTCGAGAACAATGTCACCCGGTTCTAATCCACCTACCACACTAACCGCAGTATCAACGATATCCTTCAGAGCATCACGCATCGTCTGGGTCACACCACTCCGATACCAGTAGTGACGAGTGTACAAGAAGTCCTGTGGAGCCGTGTGCTTAGCTTGAACCAGTGTACAGTCGGCACACATTTCAATGTCAATAGGACACTGATGCCCAGCATGTACCTTGTCTTCTGGGACGAAGTCGGAGACGTATTGATTTCCCAGGCTAAACAGAGGAGTCAGCTTCTCACTACCACAGACCCGACAGGTTGTCCGGGTTGTATAATTACACACGGGATTCACTAGGAGTATACCTCACAATAAGCCATTCGTCCTGCTGTCTCGACTACATTCAATGGGATACTGGCAACTGCTCTTACAACTTCAAGTCCATCCCCGGCCCGCTCGTAGTCGTGGATACACATCCGCTTGGCTCCAGCTTCTATCGCTATCTTGATTTGAGCTACTGTCCCCTCGAACGTGTGATCACCATCTAAGTAGGCGAACACAACCGGGAGTATCGACCATTCCTCAATTTTCTGCTTGAATATCGTGACGTTGTACAACCCTCGCTTCATCAGGTTCTCAATCAGCCCCTTGTGGGCATCCTCTCCCGACATGTCACAAGTGTCAAATCCAACGAATGGATCAACTACATAGATCCTATGTCCGGTGTGAGCGAGCAGTACTGTGCTCCGGCCATAGTAGCTCCCTACTTCAAGTACTGTCCCTCTTGGCGACTGGTTGACTCGGTCCCACAGCAGTCTGGCCTCATCTTCCTTGAGCCAGCCACGGTGTGGAGTTGAAGCCAGTGCCTCTTCAAAGGTCATAATCTCGATAAGTCCATTCCTAGGCATGACTAGGCTCCAAAGTGTTTCTTCATGAACTTGCGGAACCCTGCTCCATCTCGATTCTCGTTCCACATCAGCTCGAACAATCTCTGTCTTCCTGCTTCACCAATGCGGACGTTTGTATCGAAGTCTGACAAGAGGTCCAGTGCTGCTTGGATGTCTGATAGACACTTGTCGAACCTCATGTCTCCTCGACCGAACTCCTCACTAGCTGGAACTCCAAACTCGTAACAGGTCTCTCCATGTTTCAGGAGATCATAAGCCAGCATCCTACTGTTGAGTAGGCGTCCTGTAATGACAGGACATCCGCTCAACATTGCTTCATAGAGTGCCCATCCCGGACAGTCCACCGATTTCAGATGGACCAGTGCCTTCGCTCTTGCTGCCAGTCCTGCAACGGCAGTATGTTGGATCTGTCCGTGTGGGGAGTTGTTTCCGTAGAACCGGATCCCCATTCCGACACACTGGTCTACGATTGTACCGTATCCCCATGCTCGTCCAGAATGAGCTACGCAGTACGGAGCCTCGTACTGTTTATCTCGGTTCAGTGTAGTACGATTGATATCTGTATACGGCTTGCTCCGAGGATATGGAGGCCAGAACGTGTAGGCCATCTGCCCCCAGTCTCTCCCATACTTGGCATCGGGGTAGTCCGTCAACTTGTGAGTCGGAGTTCCATAGTAATACTCGTAGCTGGCATACATGTCTACTGGATCTAGCTTGTACCACATACATGCGGTGATGATCGGACACGGTAGGTGAACCTCATCTCCTCCCTTTGGACAGATTTCTGGTTGTGCCCCGTTCACCCTCCACCACGCAATCTTGTTCTTGAGCCGAGGCCAGCGTTCAGTGATCTTGGGGACGTTCCGTACCTTGATCTCACAGAACAGGTCACAACGTTCCATATCGGCTAAATCTGCTTCACCAATTGAAGGATCGAGGGGATCGTATCCCATCCGCAGCATCGAGTCCACCGTAATCAGGGTATCACACTTGATACGTTGTAACTCGTTGTGGAGTTGACGACCAATCACCTTACACTCGTAACCGGCAGAACGGAGCATGACCGCAGTGCTCTCAATCTGTGGCGTGTCTCCCATCTGTAGAATAGCTAACTTCATACTTGATCACCTACACATTAAGAGATGCTGACCTCATACCTCTGCGACAAGGTATCTTATCACAGCTTCGCGGACTGCGTGAGGTCAGGGGTGGGAGGTTCTTCACGGTCGGTTATATTACGCTCACTGGCCGAACGAGTCATATGGGCCATACATCCGGCCTGTTCAATACAAGTAATCAGATTATTGAGGTCCTTAGGTAGACACTCGCCACCGAACCCATACTTCCCATCAGGTCCTGGAACCTTCGTATGAGAGTGGGCAATCCTCCCATCGGCCATTATCCCTGCAATCACTTTCTCCCATTCCAACCCTACCTTCCTGGAGTATAGGGCTATCTCGTTCATGTAGGCGAGTTTAACCGAGAAGAAGCCGTTTGTGAACAGTTTCACCGCTTCAGACTCCGAGCTGGTCATTGTGTGGCATCGGATACCGGGGAAGCGAATCCCGTATTGGTGAGAGAGTATCTTGAAACACTCATTGTGGGACCATCGTTTCCCTGTATAGCCAACGATGTTCCGGGCCGGGACTTGAGCGTCTGTAACAGCACAACGAGCGGTTAAGAACTCAGGGGAGTGGACTAGATTGGGGAGACCATACTTCTCTGAGAGAAGTTGGGTAGTCCCGACTGGGACTGTCGAGCGGAGGATATAGTTCTTGGTACTACCCGATTGAGTAGCGAAGAAGCGGTCGATAATCCCTGTGTCACACTTCCGGCCAGACGCTTCCTGAGGAGATGGTAGGCATACGAAGATCAGGTCACAATCGAGGACGTCTTCGAGGTAGTGAGTGGTACGGACGGGTTCCCGGTCATAGACACGGACTTCCGCGTGTTCCATCCAACAGCGTGCAGTGGCATTACCAACAACACCGTTCCCGACTATTCCAATCTTCATCATCGCGGTGCTCCTAGGACCGAGGTGACTTATTTTCGTCGAGTCCCATTATACCATGAAGGTACTTTCTCGACCATTCAATTTTTCCAGAAATTACACGTTGAGCCCAAAAACTTAACGCATTGAGTTTTTGTTTTCGTTCATCACATCCACAAGGTTTTCCCAACCATCCCTCAACGAGTGATTTTGTGACTCCAACCGAGCTCAATGCGGTTTCGATTAAGTCACCAAGACCCATTACTATACTCACTTATGAAAGTTATTCACTCATAAGCGCGCCTTCCCTATCGGCGGTCTCCCTCAGATGCCTGTCCCGGCTCCTGACCCTTCGGGATCTCGCCCGAAGTCAAAGGCCAGCCGTCCACAGTATATCGTCGGTATGACACAGACAGAAGTTACTTATCGTCCGCTAGTTGACCCAGATTTATTCCCACAATGGGGATCCAGCTGCTGCTAGACGGTTGGCTTCTGCCGCCACACTCCGTTGAGATCTTTTTCCACACGGATGGCCGTAGCCACCTCACCCGAACCCCTCCGGAACTGCCCCGGACTGGTAAGATCGACGGACGGGAATTAGTACGTTTAATCTACTTGCTTGTGTACCAAGATTTTGGTACAATAGATTTCATGATTGGTTGAACTCCCGTAAACCAATCTAGAACGTCGTGAAGATTTTACTGGTCTTCACGACGTTCGATTTTAACAAATCTATTAATTGAAAGCAAGTCGAAATCACCCCAAAGTTACCCGTTTAACTCCCGCCCTTTGATCTGGAGTTAAAAGTGTACTCACATCGAAATCTTCTCCTCGGAAAGAAGTCGCCAATTTGTGAGGTCTATTTTTCATTGCGGAGATGTGTCCCGTGTGTTGGACGAGTGAGGGATTGTGGACATACTCCGTATAACCTGCCTTGTTCATTGCTGACACAATTCCGCCGTCAACTGATCGGTGACCTCTCGATGGGTCCTTTGGTCGTTGGATTGTGTGGGTATGATTGAGGAGAGTCGTTAATCCCTCATTAGTGAAGACCAGTGCCACGGCTCCACGACCAGTCTGATATCCCGGTTGACCTGATCGTAAGAGTGCTCCAGGATACCATCCCGACTTAGAATCATCCTGATTACTTGGGAAGGTGTACAAGTTAAAGTATCCCTTGTCAGGGTAATCACACTTACTTAAATATTCTCGTAGACCGATATAGGTCACGAAGTCGTCTTGAAACATTGCATACAATCGAGCACATGGGTTCCTGATATACAGCTCAGCCATCCCTAACATCCAATTCCCAAATGTTCGAATGTTTGGTGAGCGACATGTTACCTCAAGGTTGAATTCTTTTTCGTAGGATTGAGGATCGTTACTTCCATCAACTAACAGACGAGGTTGATCGAACCCAGCTTTCTTTAATGAAGCGAGGGTACGGATTAACAGATTATTTCGACGTTGAGGGACTGTCATCACCCCGTAAGCCCACTTGATCATGGTATCACCTGTATTTTCTTTCACTGCCAGTCACTGTGTTCAGTGCTCTACCGGTCCACGACGGTGTAGCGTCTGTTCTCGTCGTATCGTCCGTCCAAGCCGAACTGACCGCACCGTTCACGCCGTAAAGCACTGAGGTTATCACAGTAAATCTCGGTCCCCACAGCTTGTGACAACGCCAAACCCGTCGGTCGCTCGTGTGGCTTGGCATTTATTTTGAAAGTTTCGGCCATTCGATCCGGTACGCCTTGAGCCCGTCCACATCGAGTCCAGCAACTTCCGCCGCCACGGTATCCGGCAAGTCGATCAACGCTTTGCGGTACGCCTTCAGTGATTTTTCCTCTTCCTTGCTTAATTCACCAGTCAGCATTCGCAGCGTTTGCTCTTGGCACTCCGCGAGCGATGCCGCCGCCGCTTTCTTCACGTTTTCGCGTAACGCGGCTTTCGCTGCGGATGCGTCGATTACTATCCGATGGCCGTCCCATCGCAAGCCATCACGGAGGTTGAAATACTGATGATGCACGTTGTCGCCGCCTTCCCACGGCAGATCAGCGACGGGGACAACGGCAACCGCCTCATACCCGACATGGACTGGCGACTTGCGTTTGTTTTCCGCAATGACCCACAGCCTGACCTCTTCATCGCTAAGTGACGGCCCCGCGACCAAACTGCGAACAGTCTTCGCATCATAATCGTCGATGCGAACGTGGCCTGTTGTCGGGTTGTGCCAGATAATCCGGTCGGAAGCGGCCATCGTTATTGATCTCCGAAACAAGCGGCGTCAACCGGAGCGTCAGTGCCCGTCGTCGGGTTGCTGCCTGCGTTCATCGAGAAGCTCCCAGCCGCTTTGGAATCGTAGTTGATAAGACGTGCCGCGACGCCGGTATTGATGTTGATGCCGAGCACAATCGCATAATTGGCGCTGGAAAAGTCGGTCGCGATTGTGACCGACGTTATCCCAGTCCCTCCATCCGAAATTGACGTCACGTTATAGGACGCTTGAATCGTCTGTGTTCCTGATTGGGTAACGTAGATCCAACATTTACAGGCGGATGCGTGATATTGTTGCACGCCCGGTGTAACCGCAAGCACTGTACTCGTACCAGTTTCCTGGGCCGATTGAGACGCAACAAGGCCCGAAGGAAGTGAAGTGCCCGTCAGATTCGCCGCTCCGAAAGTCGGCGTGCCAGTCGCGAGACCGAACGTCGTGGCGAGCGTGCCAAGATCAGGGCTCGCAAGTGCCGCAGACGGCGATGCTCCGAGAAAACCGATTTGCGCAGCGCTTCCTGAAGCGGCCAATGCCAAGCATTCCCGCGCTGCGGTGTCGTAAGTGTATAGGCGAAACTTCGCCTTTCGGCTCGCGTCGGTTGCGTCAACCCATTCGATTGTTGCGTCAAGTGCCGTCCGGTCATCGACCGTTGCCGAATCCAGTCGAAGCTGAACCGTTCCGGCGAATCCGGCCGCTGGCGTTCCGCTGCTCCGGTGATAGAGCGCCATTAGCGTCGTTGATGCGTTCGTAACTCCATCACTGACGTAAACATACACCGCACCATTGTCGCCGATTATGACGTTGCTGTCCTGCACCAGCTTGCCAGTCGTTCCGACATAGCGAGCAATCGCTTTATCGGTCGATACCCCCGGACCTACTACGTCGCCAGTTCCCGTAAGCGTTTGAATCTTGTCGTAAACTGCGTTCTTCGTCGGGACTTCAACGCTTCCGTTCCATCCGGCGCCATACGCCTCGTCGGGTACGCTAATGTCTACCAAGAACGTGCCGCCGTCCGTGAGGTTTACAAGCGTCTTGCCTTCAACCTGGACAACGCCCGCAGCGCTTCGCGTCAACGTCGTATCGCTCGCGTGCCCAAGTTCAATGCCGGCGAATTGCGGCGAGTCACTCGTAGCGAGCTCTAGCACCGTTCGCACTTGGCTCGCCGTCAACGCTTGCGGCGATGCCACCCCGCCGAGGATGTTTCCGAGTATCGTTTGATCGGCGATGAACTCGATTTTGGCGAGCGTTACCGCCTCATTCTCGATCGTCCACACACCACCAGATACAACGATGTCGCCGTAGTCGGCATCTGGCGGCACACCAGTTCCACCCGGCATTCCGAGCCACGATCCGATGCAATACCATCGACTCAGCGTTCCGTCATAGCGAAATATCACACCCTGTTGTGGTCCAACAGTTATATCCTCGCCAATATCGAACCGATTCACATCGGTAGAAGAAGCGGATTCATCTTTAAGAACTAAATCGAATGCTCCGACATTGATGATGATAGCAATGCGTCCGTCAACACCACCGGCAAGTCCGGTCATGTCTCTTGATGCATCGGTATCTATCCTGAGGATTGAAGATGACACTAGACTACGTCCTCTTTAGGTTATCCAGACGTTTTTGAACTTCAATCATCTTACTACCCAATTCTTTGAGTTCGCTTTCGGTCTGGATGCGTATCTTTGTCTTGAATTCTTCGCTATCTTCATACGTCTCAATTCGCTTTGTGAGTTCACTAACCTTTTCGACGTATGGTTTCAAGCGTTCAATCTCTGCACGTAGAGTAGCGTTGACTTCTAGTTCATGTTCGTAGTCGAGTTGCAGCTCATGAATAGATGTTGCCAGTTTCCGCACTTCTTCTATGTTAATTAAGGTTTTCATGTCACTACTTACCATCCTGTAGGATTGTAGTTATCCACATTAGAAGTAATCTGAGAAGGAGAGATTACTCCGGATAAGACCAGTTTGCCGTCTAAATCTACGTCGTCTGAGTCTTGAGTAGATAAAGTCCCAAAGGAACCAGTCCCCTCATTGATCACGATACCGCCACGCACCATTGTCCCGGGACCAATTTCTAGTGTAGTAAACTCACCGACCCCATCGTACTGCATGATCCCCGGAGGACCAATTGAGAACCCGCGATAGGCAAATACTCGATTGTCGGTTCCTAAGTAGAGACAATTTCCTACTCCGACTAGACCAGAGAAATTAATGGAGGAATAACCAATCACTCCTCCACCTAGAGATTCTACCGGGGAACTAGCTGACCAGCTAAATTCAACATGGTTTTCTGGGTAGTCGTTTCCAGTCCCCGTATCATTAGTTATAGGACTACCAACTGATACGGTACTTCCATTTGAAAACATTAACCATGTTGCACTGGTTGTATCTGCTCCGTACGCCCCAGTTAGTGGGATTCCTTGGGAACTTGTAGACCTCTTAAGATGTATTCCTTCCCATACATAAGTCCCGTAGTTAGGATTTACTGTGAATGAGTCTACTTGTCTTTCACCCGTACCTAATTTTTGTGTCCCACTCGCCGCAACGAATCCTGCTCGATTGTGAGCAGCTTCCAGGATCTTGGCTCTAGTAGAGCTAGTCACCTGAAGAGCACTGTCTGGGACGTCAATTATCTCGGCTGAGGATACCCCAGTCCCGGAAGGGTATCCAAGTACCCGTAAAGAACTGACTGAGTCTACTGAAATCGAGAACCATGTTCCCAGCTTATCCCGAATCGCTAGTATCCAATTATCTCCCGGAATCGCAGTAGAAGACATGTTGTAGACGACTTTCGTCAGTCCCTCAACCATGTCAACCCCAGGAGTTGTATCCAACAAGTCGTCCATTCGGTAGATCTGACACTCAGCACATGACGGCAGGTCTGCGGTTCCGGTATGGTCTCCAAGAGCTGGGATACCAGAAGATGGGGTGTAGGCAAGGTAGACTTCAGGAGCGTAAGAAGATTCCTGTTGTACAGTCCTTATTCTTGGTCCTTGGCGTACCCTCTCCATCCTCTCCTTCAGTTGGCGAAGGAAAGTTACGTCAGCCTCACTTAACCAGTATTTCTTCTCCATCGTTATGTAGCTTATGGTTCCTGTAGTACGTTACCCACTACCCAACCGAATTTTGATGAAAATTGCGAACATCGAAATCGTTCGAACAAAGCCGCTGAAAATGCCATTTGTTTGCGCCACGATTGCATTAAATCGACTTTTAGCCGTTCGGTCGATACTTTGGTCGAAAACACAACAAAACCCGTTAAAACGCATTGTGGCGCAAATAAACCCTGTTTAGTAGTTTGTACACTAATTTTCGGCTAAAGTTTGTACACTACCTTGAGCAGTGAGGATTATACTGGTATCAAGGTTAGGGTGTACTTGGCTTCCCCGTTACGACACCGTAAGTATAGGTTCTTCAACGACTGAGGCTGGAACCGACACGATTCCTTTGCTGGTATAACAATATGAACCGGAGTCGTACTCAGTAGTTCCCTTTCTGGGACGAAGTCACTCTCTGGGAGGAACTTCAGTTCGATGACTCTCGATTGGGATTCGAGGATCTGTTCGGCGGTTGGGATCCGTTGGGTGAACTTCCCTTCCATATTCTGGATTACCAGATGACCGCACGGGAGGTCTTCCAACCATCCACAGTCGAGTTTAGTCCATTCGGAACCAATAGTAACGGACACTCGGCGGTATGGAGATTCGTCGGACTCAATTGGTCTCGAGAACCGGGTTTCCATCGGCGGGGTGACTTCCCCGATCCCGTGTGGAGGTTGATAGTATACCGACTCCACTACCGTTAAACGGGCACTCACTTTCTTAGTAGACTTAGGAGTACCAGATACCGGGGTGAACTCAACGATGTTGTCTTCAGGTGTCTTTGGGAGTTCGTCACTGAACGAGTGGGGGAGTGGGTTCGATCGTTTGTCAATCCGACCTAGGATCTGGTTGTAGGTTTCTTCGGTGAAGTCGTTCGTAGTGTCCATATAGTGGCTCATGGTGTACGATTAAAACGATAAGAAGGACTACTTCTCGAAAGCCTCTACGGTTACAACAGCAGAAGCATTGAATGACTTCAGCATGAACTGATTCGTAGCCGCACTGGTCCCTGTACCAGTCCCGGTGTACTCTTCCAATAGGTTACGTGAGAACTTGAACACCGTAGACTCCCCCGCATTCAATTCTCCGAGAGGATAGAAAACATCAGTCTGTGGATCGTAAATCCCAAACTCGACATAGTTACTGGTGTCACTATCAAGGTTGTGGAGGAATACGAATCCAGGGGTCGTCAACTCACTAAGGTCTACAATCTTCCCTGTCGTGGGGACGGTAAGGGCTCCCGGTACTGGACCCTTTGTACCGGTCACTGTTGCTTGGAATACAGTAGGACCACTTCGGTAGTCAATTAGAGTAATTGTCCCACTGTTCTTCCGGATCTGGAGATAAGATTGAATTCTCGCCTCGTCAGCCATTATGTTCCCCTAGAATATGACTGGGATCCCAAGTAGTAGGAAGTTACTCTCGTCGTATTTCTGGACAAAGATGTTTCCAGGCCGACTGTTGGGAGCCTTGACTTCAGCAATCAGTTTCTTTCCTGCTGCGTGTTCACGGTATACTCGGTACGATGTCGCATCTGTAATTGCTGCCCAACTAAGTGAAGCCTTGTTATTGGCCCCGGCGATTGTTAGAGACACTGAGTTACTCGCAATAGTTTCTCCAGCCCCACTGACAGCAGTTACATTCCATATGTAGGTTCTACCAACTGTTAGTGAGCCACCTGAAGTGGCAACGACACTTACTACAGGTGGACCAGACAGTCCACTGGTATCTACGTCGGGTGGGGTCTGTGCTCTCTCTCTTAGAGTACCGTCATCAACATAAGCCGGGGTAGGGAGTACATCGGGAGTCCACGGCTTCCCCAACCCATCGAGGATGACTGAGATCGGATTCCCATGTCGATCTTCAGCCTTCATGAAGTGGGTCGGATTAAATCGGTCAGGATCAGCTCCTGCTATCTGTTGCAGGTCCCATGCTCCTGTTACGTTGTTCCATTTCCCACGAAGAACCTTTGTTCCTTCATCGAGGATATTCCGGTCGAACCCATCGGTATCAATCTCGAACTCAAATCGACGGGTGTAGTACGGACAACAATATCCATAATACTTCTTTTCCCATGATGCATTACTTAACTTGATCTGACGATTTCCTACTCCCCATAAAGTCCGGTCATTGACTGTATCGACCATCGGGGCGAACAATGAGAACTGGAGAAATGGGACGTTCTGTTCGATGATGATGGTCGGATTGTTCTCATCGAATTCAACCTTCTCACCTCGGATCTGTTCGAATGAGCTGTTGACGATTGGCTTCCCAAAGCGGTCGTGAGTCGCCTCCTTACTCATCTTAACGAATGAACCACTGACTTTCTGCGGTTCGAGTAGAGGATCATCGACTTGGAAGTCATTACACCGTTGCATATTGAACGGCAACGGTTTGTTAGTGAAGATCTGTTCGACAGTCCAGAAGTATCCCTTCTCTCCTCCCTTTGGAGAATATCGTTTGGCTTCACTAGTCCAACGACACCACGCCCACGGATCGAAGTCATTCCCCTCTTCCCAAACTGCTCCTGGAAGATATAGCCCCGGAGTCTGGAGGACCATTGCCGGACCATCTTCTGAGTCTGATGCTTTGATCAGTTTCTCGACCTTGTACTCACGATGTCCCTCGGCATCACGAGTACCTGACCAGTCAATTCGACTTCCAATGATTGAGGTAGACATTCGTTCTCAGTAGTCTGGAGATATTAACCAATGTCTGCGGTTTCAACTTCAATCGTGTCTCGCCCATTCATATTAGCGAGGATGTCACGGATGTCGGTTAGAATCTTGTTCCCTTGCTCAAACGGAGCCCCTGCGGTTTCCCACAGTTGGCGAGGTTCATCAAACCGTTGACGCCCACGTTGTCCAGGAGCCCTTGGAAGGATTGCCTCTCGTGGGATCCCGTTGTCCATAATCATCCCAGGAGCTGGTCCCAATCGGTTTCCAGGCCACAACCCCTGACCTGCATTATTCATAGCTCTAGCTGCTGCTCGACGTGGATTCCGAATGTCTCCCATCCCGATGGTTTCCAAGTACTTCTGCATCCGGGTTGCGGCTTCAGCACTGCCCACGGTTGTCTGGTTGATGGTCTGGTTGAAACTCTTATGAGCTTTGTCAATATTCCCCATTTCCTTAGCAGCGTCTGCTAGTGCTGCGGTATAGATATACAGACTGATCGCACCACTCATCCACAAGGTAGTCAGTTGTGCTTGGATCGTACCGAACTTGATACTTGGAGGAAGGAATTGTTCAGTAACGGACTTCGCTTTCTCCATCGTCTTATGAACTTCTTCAAGCGAGTGGAGTTCTAAGGCTAGTGCCTTTGCTCGTTTCAGGTGTTCTTTTGTCACATCACTAAGAACAAACCGAGCTGATTCGGTTTCGATCTTGTAGATTTGAGCTTCGACACTACTCATCCCAAAAGTCGCGACCTGTTCCTTGAGAGACTTGCTTAACTCCTTGATTGCATTGCTCTGCTGGGTGAGCTCTTGATTGTACTTCTTTGTGAGCTCAATATCGCCAACCATCTGTTCGGCTAAGAACAGTTTGTGGAGCAGCATCGCTCGATTGATCAGGCTGTCGAAATCGAACTTGTCTAATGTTTCCGCCATCACCTTCATACGGAGATTGTAGACTGCTGCCTCGTCTGAAGACATCCCAAGTATGTCGTGTTCTTCTTTGAGTTTCTTGTTGAGGGTGTCGATGGCATCCATCAGTTCATTGACTTGGATCTTAGCTCCTTCAGCAGGAGCAACTTTTGCAATCTCACTCTGGATTCTGGTAATTATTTCTCTGGTCTTCTGTGCTCGTGCCTCAGCTTCTGAAAGCAGTTGCTGATCTACCTTCTGCTCTTTGTCGAGAGAACCGAATGAGAAGAAGTTGGCGAATGAACTGTGTCCATCATCCAGCTTATCTTTCAGTTTCTGAACGTGTTTGTTGTACTCAACCAGATTCTTCTGCTCTTGTTCTAATCTCTTAGAGAGAGCAGAACTACGTTCATTGGGGTCCTTGATATCCAGTATCTTCTGTATCTGGAAATCAGTCGTCTTCCCGGTTGCTGCCTGGAGCCGTTCAAATGTCTTGATGTTATCGTTGAGGGCTCTATCCAATTGTTGGGAGTACTTCGTCGAGTCAATAAGAGCCTTTCCCAATTCGAAGACGGCAAGAGCGATCCCGATCCCGACTAGGTGAGTCCACCGCAATCCCAACTTCTCAGCCCATACCAGCATCGACCCTCCAGCAACTAGAGCCGCTTTGACAGCTCCACCTAACATGATGATAGTACGCACTAATAGGACTGCTGGACCGGTGAGGGCTGCAATTGCTGCTGCGAGAAGGAGGGTACGACGAGTTCCGTCACTTAACTTGTTCCAGGAATTCATCCCCTGATCAACCCATCGTGTCATCTCCTTAATGGCTGGGACCAACATCTCTCCAAGGACTACCGCAGATGCCTTGATACGATTAGTGAACATAGTCCACTGATTCGAGAAACTGCTCTCGATATCCTTCGCCATCTTATCGGTGGTCCCACGAGCATCCCGCATTCTGTTTTCATAGTCTTCGATGGTCTTACTCATCTCGATCATCGGCAAGACGGCGTGCTGGATACGGGCTTCAAATCCCATCTGTTCCAACGCAATCAGTCTCAGTTCAGGAGAAAGTGGTTTAAGGATGTCTTCCAGGTTCGCGGCGATCTCAGAGAACTTCTTCATCTTTCCTTGATCGTCAAATACGTGGAGCCCCCACTTCTCACGGCCCTCCTTCGCTTTCTTGGTTGATTCGGGAGCACCTAACAGGCGGATGACACGACTCAAGTCACTACCAGCAACCTTACCCCGACGGAGTTGATCACCGTAGGCAGCGAGTAGAGCTGTACCTTCTTCTACATCCTTACCAATAGCACGTAGAGAAGGAGCAGCGTGGTTGACGAGAGCATCGACCAACTGCTCAATAGTGGCGAGTGACTGAGTACTACCAACAGTAATGACGTCACTAATACGTTGGAGCTGTGCAGCATCCTCGGCAGGAGTCTTCCCCACCATGTTCATTGCATTCTGGATACCGACAAGACTATCCGCTGCCTTATCCATGTGTAGACTACCGGCGGTGGCAAACTTGCTGATGACCGGTAACAGCTCCATCGACTGTTTAGCGGACTTACCAGCTTGGGCGAGGAAGAAGTAGGATTCGGCTAACTCACGTGGAGATTGAATCACCTTACCCGACAATTCGAGAGCGGCTCCACGGAGCATTCCTAATCCTCCAGCCTGACCTCCCCCACCTACACTATAGGCAGTAGCTTTGAATACTGATTCGGCCTTCGTCATCACCTGATCGAACTGAGCGAATGTCTTGAGAGCGAGTCCTCCCACTACGGTGAATGCGACCGTAGCGAACATCGTCATCCGGTCGAATCCTGCTCTTGCTGCTTCTGCTGCCTGTCGAGCTCCATCTGCTGTAATCTCTGCTAACAACATCGCATGAGTACGAGCCATCTGCTGGGAACGCAGATAAGCCACTTGACTCATCATATTGATCTTCATCTGATGGGCGTTCTCGGCATTGAGAATCTGCTGATATGGAGCACCACTCGTGATCATGTTAGCGATTCGAGCGGCGTGTTTCTGTTGTAATTGCTGGAGCTTGAGGTTGTTCTGCTCGATGATCGTCTGAGAGCGATTGGCATGAGTTGTGACCGCTTTCGTCATACGAGCGGTGTCGGACTCCGCCTGAGAGAGCATACGCCGATAGCTGGATCCATCTCCAATGAGACGAACCACCATCCGTTCGAGCTCGTATACTCCAGGCATTATAAGATTACCTCTTTGACCTCGGCAGTCATCATTCCCAACCAACGGGCCTTGCTCATCGCAGCGGCTTTCTTCTTTCGTTCTTCGGGAGATAACTTGGCGTCTACCGGTTCAATCGCTTCGAAGATAAACTTGAGCTTGAAGTCCTCGGCCTTGACTTGTCGTGGGTTCTTGGCGAATATCCGCCGTACCTCTGCCATCAGATTCATCAGGTAGTGGTCTGTAAGACTTGGCTGATTCCATTGATCACGTAACCAGTACAACCAAGTCTCATGTTCCTCGTGAGTATGTTTCGCCAGATACTCTCGAGGACTCATCTTCAGGTGGGACGCTACTCGGAGGACGTCGTCGTAGCGTCTTGCCCGTTTTTTAGTTTCTCCTCCCTACCTTCCAGCTTGGCAATTCGCTCGTCCAACCTGTCTCGTTGCTTCTTGAGATTCGTCAAATCCTCAACCTCGATATGGTTGATCTCTTTGGCTTTCTCGTAGAGCTGACGGACACGTGGAGTCGGCCAACTCCTAACGACTTCGAGAGGGACTTTCTTGTGGGTATAGAGATCTGGGTTGTCCTTACTAGGAATGAGTTCATAGAGACAGAGATGAACGAGATACGGGTCAGCATCAGAGACGTTACCAATGGATAAGATGGAACCGTCACTACCAATCTTGTGCTGACTGGTGATGAAATTCTGGTACTTGCAGTTGACGTCTTCCATCCCCTCTTTGAGGAGATACTTCTTCACCTTGCCGTCTCGGCCTTTGATGTTAACCGGGATCTCTTGTGGTTCACAGTCTTCGAATGTCATCTCCTGTGATGGGAGAATGATCTGAGTAGATTTTTGAAGTTCGTCGGACATAGTTCAATGCTCCTAAGTTGTTGTATAAGACATCCTGACTCCTGTAGTGTCTCTCCGCTTTTTGCACGCACCACACCCACTACAGAAGTCAGGAAGATCCAGATTACGTACCGGACACAGAAGTGAGGACAGGTGCGGCCTCTACATCGTTCACTGGATCCCAGTTGGTTGGGGTAATGTTGATTGTTGCTTCTGGGAACTCACCTTCGGCATTGTCCGCTGGTTCAAACGTCCGGAGGTAACCGTAGAAGTCCAACTTCGATCCGTCAGGGAAGTGGACGGTGATCGACCCTTCCTGATTGATCAGGTTGTTTAGGATCGAAGTGTATACGGCTGGATCGTAGGCGACATTGAGACTCGATTCGGTCAGGGTCTTCAAAGCACGAGCAGCGAACGTCCGGTAAGTGACGTTGTGCATCGTAGTCGTGTCGATTGCATCACCACCGTCATATCCCGGAGGCTTGACGGTCTTCTCCCAAAACTCAACGTCTGCGTCTCGTGCAAACGCGATCTTTGTCGAGTATCCGTCGTCCAAGTATTTTCCACTTGGAGTGGAACGAGTGGTTGAAGCAGGTGCGGTCATATGGAATCTCCTGTGTGGAGGTTAGGTTCAAGTTTCTTGTTTCAATGATACCAGACAGTTGAAGGTAAACAGACTCCTCTTACTTACACGGCTCCCTGATTTCGCTTCTTCGTCAACCTCTTTACCGAGAACCAGTACGTTGCTGAACCGAGACATAGCGTGGATCAGGTACTCGACTCCATCAATCGTTACAGTCTCTTGATACGCAGCTTCGGACAAATTGGCCCGTAGGGTATTCGCTTTGGTCCATCCGGTTACATGGTCCTTACTGCGAATACGTACTTGAATCCCAAAGTGGTTGAACAGTTCACCAGTCACCATCGCTCGACCATCTTCAGTCCCAGTCGTATCGTATACCGTAATCACGTTGTCTGGGATGTCCGGTTCACTACTGTCGTAAACCGGCCACTGAGTCCTACTCCCTTTCTGGGAGTAACTTTCTGGGTTGATCCCTAAACCCATATCAACCATCATCCGAGCTACAATCTCTGCTGGGCTATTTGTTAGGAGTTTCATGGGGTCAGGTTCCCCTGTTAGTTCCACATTGTGCGACGTTTCTGGGAGTGACTAATGTTCGGCGGATCGAGTTTCAGTGTCATTGACTTCTCTACTACATCCATCAGTTCTAGCTGGCTTGATGCAATCGTCCGCTGTCCTTCGAGTACGGCATTCAGCTTAATGATGATTACTACTTGAATCACCAATACGATGATGCTGATAATCAACAAGGTAGGTAATACGGATTCCAACATCTCCTTCATCACAGCTCCTACATGAATCGGTTCTGTTTGTTCGCCATTCCTTCCAAGGCTCCTCTGGTATCGAATGTAGGTAACGGCCCGAATCCTCCACTACCACCGCCATCTCCTGAAGGGCCTGTAGGACCTCCAACTTGTCGGAGTCTGCGGACTCGACCACTCCTCCATAGCTTACCGAACTCATACGGGACCAGCTTACGGCTCTCGAGAAGAAGTACCTTTGCTGTGTGATAAGTGGCTTGGACTAGTGAAAGTCCACTTCTCATCAAAGCCAGTATCATCGACTTACCACCAGCTCCTTGCATCTTACGGAGTGGGATCTCAAGATACTTAGAAGAGCCGGGGCGATTCCTGGCATCCCAATACTTGCCACGACCACTTGGACGAGGTTCCCCCCTCAGGCTCATCTGAAGGTTTTCATGGATTAACAGAGCGTAGGGGGCTTCATAGCTGACGGAGTATTCAATCCAGTCGGGTTGCTGCTTCCTCTTAGCCCGCATGGTAGCGGAGACTCGTCCATCACCGGTAATAGTGACTGCATTAGCCATCTTAACTCTGTTCGGGTAGAGTGCTCCGGTATCGTGCTACTCCAATGGTCCTCAACGTGTTGCGTCCCTTCACATCGTCGATCTCGTGGTAAGCCATGATCTCGAATAGTTCACGGTCATCACCACTCCCTGTTCCACTACCAACCCCGTACCACTCGTCCTCAGTTCCCTTCCACAACACCCCACCCGGTTCCAGCCTACGATCTACAACGGCATGGGCTTCAACGGTGATCTTGTGACCTTTGGGATCAAACATCTCCTTACGGTCCAAGTTCCACTGAACGTATAGTTCGATGGGCGTCCCAATCTTCGGTTGTCCGTGACGGTCGTACCCATCAAGCGGCCAGAGGAAGATGGCGTCGTGCCGATCCATCGTCTCGAGAGAAGGAATGACTAATCCCTCTGGTCGTAATCAGTCTGTTCACTTGGAGGGAATCCCAGCCACACGACTTGGGACAGACCACCCCGGTTCATTGATGCCAGACACCCACTTACATCAATGTTTATTGCTGACTGTCCATACTTCGTCGCTTCGAACCGCATCCCAGTCTTCCCGTGGAACTTCGCTGCTCGTTCTCCAGTCTTCTTCGACTCCATTGTCTGGTCACTCATTGCATAGAAGTGAGCGGCCAGCCACCGTTCGATGAGTTCCAGTTCAGTTGAGCTTAGAGTTACTCCACGGGAGGTTGCACAGGTAGCGACTCTCGAGACGACTGCATTCGCTGAGTCGATGTATGGGCTGAGGTCCGACGTACCGTCATAGTCACTGTCCGTAGCCCCATTACGGAGTAGAGTCTTAACGGAAGCAACACTGGTTCTGGACATACGTTCCTAGACTGCTTGTTACCCAGTCTGTCAGTTATTAGACTACGAGTCTAGATGGCTTAAGAGTTTAGTTACCACTCCACTGACTCGACTGAGTTCTAACCGGCAACGGCTGCCTTCAGGATCTTGATGATCTCGTTCTTCCGAGTCTCGCCCTTGAGGTCGATTTCACGCTCCTCGGCGAATGCGTTCAATTCCTTCGGGTTCATC